GGTTCCCCTCGCGTACGCTATGACCTTCACAAACTTCTCGCATGGGAAGAAGCAAACAACATCACCCCAATTCAAAGTTTTTAAAAAATTATGTCTAACTCCGCTTTCAACTTTCGTTTCCGCATAGTCGGTAACAACAGCGCCAATCCAAACGCGCCAGAAAAAAACCTTATTATTGATTGTCCAGTAGAAGAGGCAAAAAAGTGTGCTATGTGGCTTATGCAACAAGTCGATAAGGTAGATGAAAAAGATTCAACAATCAGGATATATACCGATAAAAAAACTTATGACGAGGTTCCCGGATTTTCTATCTGGGGCGGTATGTGGGGCAACTCTGGTAGGATTCAACCTCTAGATGAAGAAAATGCCCCTAAAAAACAATCTCGGTATACTGAGGATAAATCTGAAATACCTTTCTAATGATAGAGCCAAGTTTTCCAAACAATCCTTATGAGGGTCAAATATTTTATGACCCTGATATTGGCAAAACTTTTGAATATCAACGTAGAGACATTTTAGACCGTATGATTAATCGGCATAAAAGTGACTCTTTTTGGTGTGACATTACCGAGGATTACTAGTCTTTTCCAAATAAAATATATTTAAGGCGCTTCAGTAGAGGCGCTTTTTTTTTTATGTGTCGGCGGCCTTCGTAGTGTACAAGCATTTCTTGTTGACAGCACATTATTTCCAAGGCACTTGCGATAAAGTCAGATTGTTTTGCATTTGTACGCAAAAGTTCCTCGGTCATTTTTTTTAATTCATCAATATTTTTTGATGAATGTACGTCTTTAACAAGGCTTTCAATGTAGAACTGACGTTCAAGACTTGGGCTTGATGTTAAGACGTTGATTAGACTTTTCATTGTTCTTTAGGCCATAAGTTAACCTCGATATATTCGACAATTTTGTCATCTATGGTATTGTCCGTAGATTTTACTAAGGCTTTTAAAAGATCAAGAATTAATTTTTTAACTGCATTAGTTTTGCAGAAAGTTAATAGAATTGGCTTTAAAATACGAATCATGGTAATTATGGCAGTACTTCCCAAACATATCGCTTTTTGCTAAATTTAGCCCATACCTCGCAAAACAATGGAAGAACAAGAAGAAAAACAAGGGTTAGGATTCATTGGCAATGCAGTACAGCTTGTCATACTCGGGTGGGCGTTATCAGTTATTTCATATTCATATTTTGGTAATTCTACAAGACAAATAGATACCACCTTTGCCGCCGGGCTGTTAAGTGCTGTGATGTCAAACTATGGTCTAAATGTCAAAAAGGCTACTGACAAAAAGAAACTCAATGGTAATGTTAAGATAGTTGACAATTCTGACTCCAAAGTAGGGGTGTCAAAAAAATGAAAAAAACTCTAGCAATCTTTTTATTATTTTTACCTTCAGCGGCCTTTGCTGATATGACCTCAACAATTACCAGTTCGGTAAAAGTAGAGGTTATGAGTGCGGCAACAGCGGCTGACCGTGTAGGTAATAGTTATTCTGTCTCTGGTACAGGTGTTAATACAACTGACGGCACCACCGCGGGTACTCTTGGCGGCCTTGGCTCTACCACCAACGGCGTTAATGCTTATACAAATATTACGGCAAGTCAGCTAACCAACGGCGAAAGTTTTCAATACACAGTTTCATATTTAGAAGGGGACGCAGTACCCACCTCTGCGCCAACCACAGGGGCGGTTTCCAACTTTTCTGACCTAACATCTACAGCGGCCGGTGCAATAGGCTCAGGAGGTGCAACAATAGACAATCACGTTATTACGATAAGTGGTGGCGATCCCGGTTCTACAATTACTGGTCAATATGTAACTACTTTAAGTGTCGATTAATGACAAATGAAAAAGTTTTGGTTATTAATAATTTTTTATGTTTTACCCACCTATAGTCAGCCAGTTGTCCCTAACTTCGTTACCGGGACTATGTCAAGCACCACTAATACAACTACTAGCATCACAGAAACTATTACATCGAAAGATTATAAAACTGGTTACGAATACACAGTATCAGGTACAGGAATCACAAATTCTGGTGGGGATATGTCGCCAAATGCTACAACGGTTAACGGTTCTTCGGGCGGGGTAACTTATACATGGACAGGCGCAGATTTAACAACCAAGCCGAATTGGACTCTAAACGATACGACTTCTGGGGCGGCCTTTCAGTTTTCAGAAAGTTACCATGGACCCGGTCTACAAAACGTTACCACAATTACCAGACAGATAGAATCAGAAAGCGTTGTTACAAGTACCTCTGTGTTCTCGCAATAACATTAAATCCTAGTTCTGTTTTGGCAAATGCTGTAAGTCAAAGCAATAATGGCTCGGTCACGAATCAGGCAATACAAATGAACCAAGGCAATGTAATTACCAACCATTATGGTGGTGGGATTATTTGTCAGGGGCCACAGCTTGCAATATCTCCATTTTCTACTTTCGGGGTAAATTATAGAAAACCTTTTAACCATACTTATGACACACCAGTATATGACCCAACCGATCTAGTCGGTGACTTTGACGATAATGGCAATGCTATTGGGGACGGTACGCCAGATAACCCCGGTAAAATTTTGTATTATCAACAAAACTACTCAGGTACAAATAAAGACAGCTATGCACTTAATACAGGAATCAGCCTAACTTTTACAATCCCATTAGATAGACAGCTACAGAAAGAATGTAAAAACGCCGCCCAAACTCAGATAGCAATACAAGAACAGATACTAAAGAACAAACAACTTGATTGGAATATAGCCCGGATAAAAGAATGTGGAAAATTAAAACAGGAGGGTATTTTAATATCAGCAGACAGCGCATTTTTTAATATTTGCAAAGATGTCTATTTAGTGCCAAAGGCTAATCAGGTATTACCACACACCCACGAAATCAAGATTAAGTAGACTTGTCTTTTTTCTTGGTTAACTTTTTAAACAAATTTTTAACCAACGGTTTCACGAGGTTAAGTAATAATGGACTACTGGCGGCAACCAAGCCAATAACAGCAGTAGATACAATAACAGAAATTTCCGGAATGAATTGATCTTTGAATGGGACGTTTTCATAAAGGGTAATGCACTCAATCCCATCATCGCCCCTTTTATGGCCAATAACTCTTTCTAGCCTAGATTCGTTGCGAAAATCTTTAATTCTTTGATCTTTAGGGCCGGGGCAATCTGGTATAACAATTTTTTCTTTTTCTTTTTTTGGTATCTTTGGCTGTTTTTGCTCCGGTGGTTTTGGCGTATCTGTATTAATTTTTTCTTCTTTTTTTTCTTCTACAATGGTCAGTTCTCGAGGGTTATAATCAATCGGCGTATAAGACGGTAACTCCCCAGTAGGACAGCTAAAATAAGCACCGCCGGGGTCATCTTCTATTATCGCTGTATTTTTTACTGAACTATCTCTGTGTGTTTTAACGCACCCCGGTAGGTTTATGTTTGGCAAAGGTACATTAAGTACTTGATATGGATTCCCCTCTATCGTGGGTATTGTTGGTAACTGGATTGTTTGGATTTGTGGTATTACAATCTCAGGAACTTCCATCTATTTTGTTGGCAAAGGGTATGGTGTAGTAGTTTTTGGCATTGTGTTTTCCAAAACATTTGGCAATAATCCTTGTACATTGCCTAATACTTCATTCATAACCCTAGTTTTAAACTGTTCTGATGTTACATACCTGTAACCGAAATACGCCGTTCCACTCATGGAAGCTACCATTATGAAAGAAACGATACTTAAAGCGTTTGCTATTTTTTGAAACATGATTAAAGATGCTTTTTTAAAGGCTCTAGTGCCTGTGACTATTATAACTTTTTGCGGAATCTGTGCATTAGCACCCTTGTATTTGACCCTTGGGGTTATGACAAGGCAAATGGAAAAGGTTAATTAGTCAGCGGCTTCAGCGGTATTTCCCTCTGCTACCCACGCAAGATACTTTTGATAGTCGGTGTTATCAGGGTCAAATGGAATAACTTTAAGATTAAAAGGCATAGTAGCTGAATCTTGTGTTTTTACTTGATCTACCTGCCCTGTAAAAATGTTTTTTACTAATTTATAAATTGGATTTGTTGGGTATGCCATAGTTTAAAGCTCCGCATCAAAGGCTAATTTAGCCGCTGTATTATTTAAGATAACAGCACCGGTTTGCCCTGCCGTTCCGTTTCCTGAGTCACTATTATTAAATCCTCCACCGTATTTATTCATTCCATTTATTGCGTTGAAA